TACTAGAGTAGCCCAATCCACCTATATTCCATCTCCAGACTCTCTGGGCGGTCATTACATCCGTGGTGTCCATTATGAGCATCTCATATGGTTTGCCATCACCATCTTGTCTGATGACCAGGTTACCGCCGAGTGCTCCTGATATTTGTTGAGTTGCATTATCTACGGCTATCTGGAAGTCTGAAGCTGTCTGAACTAACTCTAATCTAACTGCTTGAATTGCCTTACCTACATCACTTATATTTGGTTTGAATGCCCCTAACTCTATTTTCTCAATTCTGTCTGTAATCAGGTTCTTTGCAATCTTAATTACTTTAGCCTTGAGATTAAGACCTAGCTTACTATGTTTGATTGTTACAGTGTCCCCCATAAAGACTGTCTCTAAGATTTGATAATCCTTATATTGCTCAGTCTTGGTGAGCTCTACGAAATCGACTTTATAGTTAAACTGTGGGATATCGCATCCACTATTGAGAATATAATCATTTGCTGCTATAGCTAAATCCGTAACATTTAAGGCATCCGGGAAATCTACCGTCGCTACTTTTGGATGTGGGTAGTTGTTGATGTAAGGACTATCCACATATTTAGCTGCTAACATCAATCCATCCTTGCCCACAGGTAGTATCCTAGTGACTATACCGCTAGTATCAAGCGTTTCTTCTATGCCAACGATATTCTTGCCATAGCTTATCAAAATACCCCTGTCAGCCCCTCTGGACTGGTGAAGATTGATTGTAAAGTTATCTCGTTCTAGTTCTCCCCCGATTTGTTCAATGACACCACCGGTACCCATAATTGCTTCAACTGGATTCTTATATTTGAAAGCCCAAGTGCCAGCCGTGGGAACATCCGATACTGATCTAAAACTATGAGAATATTGCGTATGGTTGAGCATCCAATCGAGAGCACCTGCTCCATTTAAAGCTGTAAGTGTCATATCCTCCAGGAAGTTGTCTATCAAGTCGTAGAAGATATGCCGGGCTTTAACATTAATACCAGCAAGGGTCCTCTTCTTAAAATAGATTCGAAATAACTGATTATCAGCTTTTATAATATGATCTTCTACTAAATTAAGATATTTACCATTAGCATCTAGCGGATGATCTATTTCAACCTCATATGAACCATTAAGTTCTTCGGTCATTGTAGCTGTAATACAATCAGATAATATTCCTAATCCGTTTTTCGTGAAGGTTGTCTCTGTTGCGTCATATACCTTAAGTTTCTTAGAGAATTCACCACCAATTCTAGTTGTGTAAATATAAACATTACTAGCGTTTGTCATAGCGAAGGATTTAACGGCCTTCTTCTTACTTGTAATGGCTATACTACTAGCGTTCGTGAGAGTTACAACCTTTGAGACCTTTTTCTTACCAGTTACAGATACGCTACTCGCATTTGTTATAGCAAAAGTCACAAGTGGATTTCTTCCAGTTACAAGTACATCACTCGCATTTGTTATGGCAAATGTCTTAGAAACCTTCTTGACACCAGTTACAGCCACGGCACTACTATTTGTTATTGCAAATGATAAAGTTGCTCCAGTAGAATATGTTACTACCAGCTTTGGTGCATAGGATGAGCCGCTCTCATAACCGTTCATTTCGGCGTAACCTGTTGAGCCTGAGATCCTTCTGTTTTTGTGCATTAGCATCATTGCGTTTCCGCTGGCCCAGGAACCCTGGTCTACAATTTCTTGAATGACAGAAGATATGTCAGGGGAATCGTACCATGTGCCTGCTACCCACGCCGCGAACGAGTCCCAATTCACAAAGGCCGTTGTCAAGGCTTTTGCTGCGTATGTAGCTTCGGATGTCGGACTTGTAGGCGCCACAACTTTATTAAAATAAATACTTGATTGCATATTTATAGGCGTTGTTTTTGCCCCTGCTCTATATTGGATTTTAGCACTTATTATAGTTGCTCCCTTAGGGATAGTTACATTCAGAAACCTTGCAAAGGCGTGATTATAGTCACCATCATATCCTACTGCATAGGACGATGTTGTAAATGTCCCAGGGTAGGTATAGCCATCATCTGCCGTTGCCGTAACTTGCCCATTAAAAGTTGCCATTAATTCTCACCACCTTCTTGGCGTAGATTGTAGAATAGATTATGTTATGGTGATTGAGCCTGCCGATATGCTATATATACCCTGAGAAGCGAATACTTCATCTGGGGATACATTATACATTGCATACTGCGTTCCTGCTGTTAAAGTATCATAGAACGCAATTGCCTTAACTGTACAAGCTGGTACATCGAAGTTAGGCAGAGTGCCAGTAAGTTGTATCTTACCTGCACCACCTGTTCCTGCGGTATCCCAAGTTACTGCCTTTCTAGCATATGCTGGTGATCCACCAGATACCTCTGTGGTAGCCGTGTCATCAGTAAATAATGCCATATAAGCAAATTTTGCTACCTTTATTGCTTCTAGTGCTGCATTTAGTCCTGCTGCATTTATTGCCATAAATTGTGCCTCCTTAATATCTAAAATTAGGTGTTACTTCCACCTTGGTTACTGTTCCTGTCCAGGATATGGTATTAACTCCTGGTATCAGGTCTTGAAACTCTCCGGTCATATTATTATTCATATTTCCAGCACTACTAAAAGCATTTACTATATCCGAATCAAGAGTTACTGATGTAACTACATTATTCATCATTATTGAGTGCCCGTTGATAGTTATAACAATGGTTCCAGTGCCAAATATCTTTATAACTGGTTTGCTATTGATCATTCCAATATTGTTAATGGTTGAGGGGGATGTAGTTAATGTAATCACATCGTTCGTTGCCGTATATTTGTGCGGTTGGCATTCAAACTGGATTATAAAACTATGAAATTCTCTTATCACTTTGCTGAATTGTATTTGGTTCTTAATAACTGCTTTATAAACCTTTGTAGGCTCATTGCTGAATACAACGTCCCCACCACCATCTAACCAATTACAAATATAATCTATATCGGAGAGATCCCTTATCGTGCATTCGACTGTCTTTATAGTGCTTCTGTAACTTCCTAAGTCATTAGTCAAATACCCATCTCGCCCTTGTACTGGTATTAGTTCCATATCTCGTTCAGCCTTGAAGATTGAAGGCAGTTTATTGACAATCAGAATGCCTGTGCTGTCAATGTCTTTAAATATGAAATAAGGCATTCCCATTTAACCTACCCCCAATCCTAAATTCTTTTGTCTCATGTAGAATGACAGTTCTTCTGCTAAGGACTGTACATCCTGGCTTCGAGCATTATTAAAGTTTTCAATCTGAACTATTAAGCCACCGCCGTTTGCACTTGCGCCAGTTCCGCTATTGTTTGGGCTATCAAGCGTTCCACTTTTTCCGTTCCAACTAACACCTGTTGCGCTGAATGTTCTGGCCGTGTCCTTTATCCCTATGGACATTCCTGATGCCAGTCCTTTGACCGTGTCAAAAAGCTTGCTCTTGTTGCCGTTGATGCCTATTACCATAAGGTCAATCATGTCCGGCATATAAGTGTCGAAATCTGAAAGAGGGCCTTTGTCTGGTACTGAAAAGTGAAGGAAGTTTCTTATATCCTGTGCTACTCCTTCGACCGCTTTTCCTACAGCTCCTGCTGCATTTTGTATTCCTGTTACGATTCCTTGGATTATGTCACTTCCCCATGTTACCGCTTGACTTGGAAGGCTGGTTATCCATGTTATTGCTTGACCGATTCCAGTTTTTACCGCTGCTACCAGACCAGTGATTGCGTTTGTTGCACCCGTCTTCATGCTTGTAAACATGTTTGTTCCCAAAGTCTGTAAAGTTGCAGGAAGTGTCTGGAAGAAGGTTACGAGTCCAGTGAAAAAACCTTTTATGGCCGTTATTGTATTTGTAACTATATTAGACACGGCTGTTTTAAGATTATTCCACGCGTTTGTTGTATTTGTTGTTATGTTCGTCCAAGTGGTTGCTATAAAGGTTACAAAGGCTGTGAACGCTCCTTGGAGGGTAGAAACTAAGGCGTTCCATGTGTTTACAATAAAACTTGTTATACCGTTCCATGCATCCGTTGCTGTAATTGTTATTATTTGCAGCGCGTAGATGAATATTGTTTTTATGTTGTACCATATTGTTTCAAAGTAAGCCGAGATGTTATTCCAAATTGACACTGCATCTGTCTGCAGCTTTGTAAAATTACCGGTCACCAAATCAAGGATCAGCAGTATAGCACCGAGAAAAATGTTTTTAATGATTTCCCATGATAGTCTAAAAACATTTGCAATACGCCCAAATATTTCTTGAATTAATATAATCTGTGCTCCGAACTTTGACTGTATAATTTGAACTATTCCATTTATAGCCGCTCCAACCGCAGCTTGTATGCCTGTCCATATTCCTGCTAATCCGGCTATAATTCCATTAAAACCGTTTATAAAACCAGTTACTATGTTTTTAACTCCTGTCACAAACGACGTCTGCAAACCTTGAATAAATTGAGCCGCTCCAGCTGTTGTGTTTGCCCATGCTGTCGAAGCTGCGGCTGGTAAGCCAGTAAAGAAGCCTACTATTCCGTTTATCGCATTACCCACTGTGGTTTTTATACCTTCCCATACCTGGCCCGCGGTTGCCTTTATAGTGTCCCAGTTTTTATAAAGCAGAATTCCTCCACCTACTAACACGGCGATGGCTGCAATGGCTATGCCAATCGGGCCTGTCAATATAGCAAGCATTCCTCCGGCCGCGCCTATCGCTACACTCGCCGCTCCAAATACTCCGACTATTGCGCCTACTGCCGAGATCATACTTCCTACGATGATTAAAACCGGGCCTAATGCCGCAGCTAATCCAAGTACAGTAATGATTGTCATCTGTGTTTGAGGGCTAAGAGTTGCAAATGTGTCAGCAAGCCCTCCCACAGCATCCGCAATGCCTTTTATCGCTGGTGCAAGCGCTTGTTCCAATTTTATTCCTGCAGTGTCAAGGCTTCCGGTCATCTGCTCAACCGCGCTCTCAGTATTGTTCTGCATGGTGCTGGCCATCTCTGCTGCTGCTCCATCACTGTTTTTAAATCCTGTTGTAAGTTTGTCAAGGCCTGCTGGCCCTGCCTGAATTAATGTAAGCATTCCGGACATAGATTCCTGCCCGAATATAGTTGCTATTGCGTTTGCTTTCTGCTCGTCCGTTAAGCCCTTCATTTTGTCTTGTAGATTTCCCACAACCTGAGAGAGTGGAAGCATCTTTCCATTGCTGTCAAAGGCGTTTATTCCGAGGTCTTTCATCATTGTTGCAGCTTCTTTGCTAGGGCTGGACAACTTAGTCAAAGCGCCTCTTAGTGCAGTTCCGGCTGATTCGCCTTTAATTCCGGCATTCGACATTATTCCAATAGCCGCGCTCACTTCTTCTAGGCTTACACCAAGTGCTTTAGCTGGCGGTGCTGCATATTTCAGTGCTTGTCCCATATCGGTTACGCCTGCATTTGTATCTGCTGCTGCCCTGGCTAAAACATCGGCAACATGTCCGGCATCGCCTGCTTCAAGTCCAAATCCATTCAGTGCGCTGGCTGCTACATCTGATGCCGTTGCAATATCTACGCCGCCGGCTGCTGCTAGACTTAACATTCCCGGCATTGCTGCCATTACTTGCTCTGTATTAAATCCGGCACTGGCCATGTTCTCCATACCCTGTGCGACCTCCGATGCGCTAAAAGCCGTATCTGCTCCGAGTTGCAAGGCTTGGTCATTCAGTTTTTTAAACTCGTCTGCTGTTGCTCCTGAAATTGCCTGAACCCTTGACATCTGAGCATCAAAGTCCATGCCTGTTTTTATAGCTGCAGTTCCAATTGCAAGAATAGGCGCTGTTACTCCAATAGTTAAACTCTTTCCTGCACTTGTTGCTCCTTTGCCTATAGCGCTTATTTTATTTCCAGCACTTTCAGCACTTTTTCCAAGCGTTGTCCATTTGCTGGACTGTATGTCGATTTGTTTATTTGTGCTACTGAGTGCTGTTTCAGTTTTAGATAATGCAGCCTTGGCGTTGTTCAACTTAATCTCTAAGTCTTGCGTGGCCTTAGCATCCTTGCCCTTACTGTCTGCGCTTTTCTGATATGCACCTTCTAAGGTTGCAACTTTCTGTTTTTGCAGCTCCAGAGTCTTTACCAGACTTTCGGATTTTACTTTCAAGCCATCAAGGCCTTTGGCATTCGCCCCTAGGGATGCGGTATTCGCTTTAAACTCACTGTCTAAAACTTTAAGTTCCCTGTTTATATTGCTAATGCCGCCTTGAAATCCCGAACTATCAAGCCCAATTTTGACCGCTAAACTTCCTATTTCCTCTGCCATCTACTCACCTCCTATTACAATATATTCAGTAAATTATTGAGGTTGTCGTTGTATTCTTTATGTGCCTTGTATGCTAATAACTCCAAAAAATAATATATGTCCATTTCGTCTATGTCGTTTAAAGTCCACTTGCTCTCCAGCAATGAAATGTAAAGCTCTTTGAGCCATTCATCGAGCGTAAGTTTCCCTCCGCCTCCATTACTACTTGGCGGGAAAGTTCTCTAGTCTGCTTGTCACACCTTCCGTTATTCCCTGAATAGTTGCAACTAATGTAGGTATCAGCTTGTCAGCGTCAAGCCCGTCATATAAGTCGTCACGTGTGAATTTATTTTTGTAAACTTCACAAACAAAGTCGATTAATTTATCTAGTCCTTCAGGTGTTAGATTGTTAAAATCCACTTCTTTTGTAATTTCTGTGGATCTCCTAACCATTCTGGCTTTTATCTTATTATTAACAAATGTTTTTTGATCCAATATGTCTTCGCCGGATGCATCCTGCCCGGTTACAATTTCAAGTTTTAATTCCATATATTTTCCTCCTTATAAATAGAAGAGGCTCAGCCCATCACTGGACTAAAGCCTCTTGAAATTAAACTGTAAAGTTTACTACGCAATTTGCTGCTAGTGCAACTCCTGCTGCGCTCTTTACGTTTGTAGTTGCTATGGCTACATATGCGCCAACTTCTAAAGATGCTGACGGATCTAATGTAACTACTGTATTATTTGTTCCTATGCTTAATGCCGCAGATACTGCTGTTCCGTCTGCCTTCATAAGGAAGAAGTTCGCAGGTATCATGCAACCAGGCTGAATTGCTTTGTTGAATGTAAATATAACATTAGCGCTTACTGCCACTCCTGTTGCTGCATCCAAAGGAACTGTTGCTACTGTTGGAGCAACCAAGTCAATTGTTGGGCTATATACTGCATCAAGGAATGTAGCAGGGACTGTTCCGCTATCCTGATCTGCAACATATTTCCAGTTACCATCTACTCTTGGCAGGAATGCAGCTTTAAGTTTTGGTGTCTGGAATTTAACTTTATCCTCTTTAGTAGCCGCTTCATCTGAGAATTCTTCAAATCTGCCCTGTAAAAGCCAGATGTATTTGTATTTACCGTTGGCTTTTCCTATCTTGAATCCTATTGCTACATAAGGTGCTAAATCATCATCATTGTAAGTCATAACTCCAGTAGTTGCATTCAAACTGTGTCCCAAAAGGTCTGCCTGAACTTCAAGTGGAAGGTCCTGCTGCTCGATTTCCACATCAATATCACCGAGTGCGGATGAAACTTCAACTTTGCGGTTGTCTGCATAAAGGCTCTCTGTGTTTACTTTTGGTGATATTTTTACATTTATCAATGGTGCCATTGCTTTTACGGCATCATATGTCATTGCTGTTGTATCCGTCATTACTGCATAAACTAAATTTTCAACACCTACTACTGCACTGTGTACTATTGGCATTTGTTATACCTCCTCAAGGTAAAATAATCTTAAAACTTTGTGATATATTTGAGTATCATTTTCATACATTTCTGTTTCGTGAGTTTTGCTGAAGTCAACCGCCTTTAAAGCTGCGAGAGTGCTGTTTCTCAGCGATGTATAATCTCCCTTGCTCCAAATGTCTACTTGGATGTAATGCCCTGCGGTTTTATCTACGTTATCAGCGTAATTTTCGCCTTTTTGCAGATATTCGAAGAAAGTAATATATGTTGTAGCCGTTCCTGAATATTTTTGGAAACTGACTGGCGCACCTATATTTTTAAGGGTATCAAGTATTAATTTATTTATCACTTTACACCCAGCTCCCTTCTAAATTCATCCGAGATTATTCTTAGTACCTCATCTTTGTTTTTTTCATACGCAGGGGCCATGAAAGGACGAGCTGTCTCACGGCTTGTTCCGAATTCATGAAATTTCATATAAAATATTTCTGATATATCCCCTTCGTCAATTCCAATTAGGACATATTTTTCATCACCCTTTGATTTTGGCCTACCTATTTTTAATCCAGCCTTGCCTTTGCCTGTCATTTCAGGAGCATTGTTAACCGCATCATTTAAGATAGGTTCTGCAGCCTTCAGCAGCGCTTGGTTTTCAATTCTAGTTCCTTTTCTTCCGAGTTCCGTTATTTTATCAAGCAATTCTTGCATTCCGACAAGGCTTATTTCCGCCATATTACTCCACCTCCGTGGCTCTTAACACCATAAAAGCATGGCCGTAATCAACATCATCAACAGATATTATGTTGAAATACTTGCTGTTGAAAGAGATCCTCATATCAGTAGTTATTCCGGCCTTATATCTGACAACAAATTCCGTTGTCTTTTCTGCCTGAACCGCCATAGCTGCAAAGTATTCCCTGCCGGATAGATTAACCGGGGCCGCCCATACTGTCGTATATAGTACCCAATTTTCAATATCAAAGCCGTTATCGGTAGTAATTATTGGCGGGGTGCCAAGCTGTTGAATGATTATCCGCCTATTCATGGCGCTTGCAGCCATGCATCTTTTAAGATCGCTTAAATTCATTTAATCACCCTCTTATGGGATTAAGCATCCGCGTCCATGATTCCGGCAGCTTTAAGTTTTGTCAGAAGTGCGTTAACGTCTGTTTTTAAGTCTGCGATAGTTGCCGCAACGCTCGCTACCTGGTTTGCTGCCGCATCTGCTGTGAGTTTGTCAACAAGTAACAAGTCTGCCTCTGTCTTTGTGTAGGCATTTATCACGCTTCCGGTAAATTCAACTACAGAGCCGCCAACCTTAACAACTGCATCTGCAGCTATAGCTAATTCGCCACCTATTACAAGTTTTGCTCCACCCGGTTCATTATAATTTTTTGTTACGTTCATTCTTTCACCCTCTTTTATATTATTTCTTCGTAATTACTCAGCTTTTCAAATATTGTCGATACTATGATGTCCTGCTTTGTCGTTGTAGGCACCGTTGTTACACGGTTGTCGTACAAGTCAGCTATAATCTTCTTCTGCACCAAAGCAGCAAGTTTAACCGCATCGGCGTAGTCTTTATAATTAACGCCCACACAGCTATCAACATATATCAGAGCAGCGTTCATAATCTCAGTAATCAGGATATCAT